GTGCCCCCGGCAGGATTCGAACCTGCGACCAAGAGAGTCGCAGGTTTAAATCGTCGTTTGTGCAGGTAAACATGAGCGCTACGACCCCGTCGAATCGTCTACTCTCCGCTTACTCTCCACTTTCACCGCGGCATCGAGGATCGCCGCCACCTCAGGCCGCACCTTCCCACGGGACATGTACTTGTCCATCGTCATCGACGGGCTCGCGTGCCCGAGCTGGTCCGCCGTGATCCGCGGGCCCATCTTCGACTCGTCCAACAGCGACGCCACCGTCCGCCGAAAAGTGTGCGCCGTGACCCAGTCCAACCCCAGCGCCGCGCGCACCCTCCGCCACTGCACGTTCAGCGCGTCCGCGTCCCTGATCGTCCCCGTAGAGGACGGGAACAGCACCTGATGAGTGTTCGGTGGCATCGCCAGCTTCCGGGCCCGCAGCATCGTCACCGCGAAGTCCGGCAACGCCAACGTCCGGTGGGTGTTCTTCGGGTCGTCATCGCGGCTGACCAACACCAGCCCTACGCCGGGCACCCTGGCCGCCTTCTCCGACAGCGAGATCGTCTTCGCCTGCAGATCCAGGCCCGGCCACGTCATGCCGATCAACTCCGACATCCGGACACCGGTCGCCGCGAACATCGTGATCACGTCGACCAGGTCCACGCTCGCGCAGTACTCCGCCACCGTCGGCACCCGATACTTCGACGGGACCGGCACGCCACCCTTCCCGACCGCGGGGCACGGGATCGTCGACTGCCGCAAATCCACCAGCAGCTTCGCCAACTCCTCCGGCTCAAGGGAGCGCGGCTTCTTCGTCGACTTCGACGTCGGCGGCTTCGTGTCCCGCACCGGATTCGCCTTCACCACACCCAGCCGCGTCGCCATCGAGAACATCCCCGACAACACCGACCGGGTCGACTTCGCGTTGCCGGCGCCATTCACCTCCGCCACCGACCGCAGGAACGTCTCGAGCCGCTGCGTCGACACCTCCTGCAGTCGCAGCCCACCGAGCTGCGCCCCGATGAACTTCGCGACGTCGTCGTATCGCGTCAACGTGCGCGGCGCTCGGCCGCTCTCCACGAGCTCCACCCGGTAGCTCGTCCAGAGCTCGTCGATGGTGGTCGTACCGTCGAGGTCACCGGTCGACTCGCACGCCGACTTCATCGCCTCGATCAGCACCCGCTCGGCCGCGGCCCCCTCGCGGTCGAAGACACCCTCGGGGGAGTAGCGCCGCATGCGGCGGGTCCGACCGTTCTGCGCGCGGTACCGGCCGTCGGCGTACCACCGGCCCTTGTCCACCTTCGTGCGTTTGATGTGCCCCCACGTGCCGAGAGGCATAGGCGGGCGGGCCATCAGGCCACCACCACGGGATCGTCGTTCGTCACGACTAGACTCCTTGCTGAAACTGTTCGGGTTTCGCCTCGACCCCCGCGCTCACCACCTATGAGCGCGGGGGTTTCTCGTTGTCATGATCTGCGTTCGAGTTCCTGATCGATGTACCGGCGCTCGCCGTCCGTCAGATCCCGGACGCGGTGCTGCAACGTCGGCAAGTCGACCCACAACTCCTCGGCCAGCTCGTCGTCGACTCGCAGCCGATTCCACACCAGGGCGTCGATGAGCGTCTCGAGGCTGATCAGCCTACGCGCCGTGATGCATTCGACGACGCGTTCCTCCCTGACGGCGAGGTGCGGGTCGTTGGGTACCGGGCCGCGTTCGATGTGCACGATCTCGTGGGTGAGGGTGCAGCGACGTTCACGCTGGTTGGAGGTTCCGTCGATTTCGATGCCGTCGGCGGTCCACTCGCCGAGGCAGCCGAGCTTCAGGCAATTCGGGAAGGTGACTTCGAGGTGCGGGTAGCACCGTTGAAGATGCCGCCATGGATGCCATCGGTGAACCATGCGCCCGTCCAAACGTGTCGGTGTCTTGTGGTAGGTCCCACAATCTACTCGAACAGGTGTTCGAATCAAGGGTTACTGGTTGGTAACCGAAGGTGACCCAGGTCACCGCAGCGTTCGCTGAAACCTGTTCTTACGCACCGTCCTCCGGCCCATCCGGGTCGGCGTGATCCCACGGCTCACCCTCAAGCCGCCGCCGGCGGCGCTCCTCAGTCTCACCCGCACGGCGCGCCAAGGCGTAGTCACTTTGACTCTCGGGCGGAAGTACCAAGTCTGGCAAGGTGGCAGGATCCGCCGAGACATACGAGTCAGCGTCAGGCTCTGAGCCTTGATCGTCGGAAGTCAAGGCATCACGCTGGACATTGCGCGCGCCTACGCCCGTTGCCCTCGCGGCACTGCCGAATTGGTTCGGCTTCATGGGGGCTCCTGAGCCTTCCTTGCCGCCGCCTGCGCCGAGCTGCTTCGTGCTGCTCTCTTCCGTCCGCGATTCCTGCTCTTTGTCATCGACGTTCTCCAGTCCTAGGTGCTCACGGAGACCCTTTATTCCTCGGGGTCCTTGTCGCCGCGGAGGGCCAGCATCGTTCTCGCGAACCGTCCGCAGTATGGAAAGGAGCATTGATCGACTTGCCGATGAGATAGACGTATCCATCCTGATTGCAGTCTCAAGGCTGAGCGGTCCATCATCTGGCGTCTCAATGCCCATGCTCGCCAAGGCTGCCGTCGCGACTTCCCATTCTGGAATCCCGAGGCCGGCCGCAAGTCCCTGGATTGTTGACGCGGTCACTGATACGACGTCCGAATTTCGGACGCGAGAGATATTCGACTTGCTCAGTCGATACCCTTGCTGGCTGGCTCTCTGGACTATGTCCGGATCCGTCCAGCCGTTCAGTTCCCGGACGCGGTCCATGAGGGCTGCGAGCGGATGTCTTGGCTGTTGCATGTTCAAACCATCAATCCTGGTCGCTCTGTCGCCTAATCGAGTGGTCACTGGCGTTGCTGCTGTAGTGGACACCAACAACATTCCAGAAATCTTGCCCCAGCGGTGCAAGCTGCATCAACTGTGCATCTTTTGCTCTTGCGGGGTGGACACTAAGCATGCATACTGATCCCGTAATTGTGGACATCAAGGACAGGATGTGAGTACAGTGATCACGCAAGCGAAGATCGGACGGATCGGAGGGCTCTACATGGAGCTGATCGACCGCAAGAGGCTCGCGAAGCTGATGATTCTGAACGATGTGTCTCAGCGTCAGCTGGCGTCTATTGCGGGATGGAAGTCGCACACGTACATGCAGCGATTGCTGCGAGGCGAGGTCAAGACACTCAACACGGACCCTGCGCTGCGGATTGCGCACTACTTCAAGGTTCCAGTCGACGATCTTTTTTTGACCAGAGTGGACACAAATCCAGAACATGATGTCCACAAATCAAGTCGACACGTGGCATAAGAAAAGCCCCCGCCTGCGGACACAGGACGAGGGCCACGACACAGATAGGAGAATCAAGATGCCAGTCACCGATGGTAGAGCACTCGACCACATCACGGTGGGAGGCGCTGACCTCACCGTCACGCGAACCGAGACGGACGCCCTCACCGCGTTCCGCCCGCTGACTGACGCACTCGGCCTCGGCTATGGCTCGCAGTTGCAGAAGTTGAAGGGGAAGTCATGGGCAACCGTGACGAACATCGTCACGGTTGGCGCCGATGGGAAGAACCGCGAGATGGTTGCGGTCGACCGTCGGACCCTCACGATGTACCTCGCAACCCTCGACGAGAAGAGGGTCAGCGAGGAGGCGCGACCAACCCTGGTCGCTCTCCAGGCTGAAGCGGCTACCGCCCTCGACGCCTACTTCCACGAGGGCGGTGCGATCAACCCGTCGGCCACGGTTGACCAACTCGATCGACTCGCCGGGCGCGCCCGCACTCTGATGGAGGTGATCCGCCTCGCTGGCGGCATCATCGACCCGAAGCACCTCGAGGCAAAGGCGCGGGTCGTCCTCGCTAACGCAATGGGAGAAGCGCCAGAACTCGACCCGGCCAGCATCCCGCTGTATGTCAGCGACTACCTGAAGTCAAAAGGACTCGCGTCCGACATGATCGCCGCGAAGGCGTCCGGGTTCGGCCGTCGCCTCAAGGGTCTCTACGTCGCGGAGCACGGCGACGCCCCACAGAAGGCGTTCCAGGAACTGCCGAACGGGACGATCCGCGAGGTCTTCGCATACACGCATGCGGACCGGGATCTGTTCGACCAGGTCTGGAACCGCCACTACGAGGGCGTGACGAAGGCGGCGGCATGAGCGACTTCCCTGTCTTCGATCACGTGCGCCCGATGCAAACCGCGCACGATGGAAACACGATCTTCGTCGTCAACGACCGAGACGTCCTCGCGGAGCTGGCGACGATCGAGCCGTTGGATGATCGAGCGGACTACTTCTGCTCGATTCCCATTCGTTCGGTGTGGAACTCCGGTGTCGGTCCGACGGTTGAGCTCGGCCCCTTCTCGCTCGATGCGAAGGAAGTTGTGGGACTGCACAACGCACTCGTCGAGCACATGCGGGCGTTTCCGTCCGAGTTCAAGTTTGGCGGTGCCTCATGAGCGACCGGTCTCTCAACATTCGCGAGGTCTCGAACCTCACCGGGCATTCACCGCAAACGATCCGGAAGATGCGCACCCAAGGCTGGATGGCGTCACACGGTCCGCACCCGTTGTATTCCAAGGGGTTCAAGGCGGGGGAGGGCATCACTTCCGCGCTGCACTGGCGCGCCTCCGACGTCGACGAGTTCATGGAGTCGATCACGGCCGACGCCGCGAGGTGGTCCGCGTGAATCTCTATAAGTGCAACGACTGCGATTTCGGTATCGGCGGCTCGCATCCCGATACGGCTGAGGATGAGTACGAGCTGCGCCAGGACATCGAGGCGCACGAGGAGATGCACCGACGCGAAGAACCGCCAGCGGCGCTGGACGCCGAGGCGCAACTCCTTCTCCGGGAATTGACGAAGAAGGGGGCGGTGATCCTTCCGGATCGGCCGAAGCCCCTCACGCGCGACGACGTGCGCGCCATCGTGCGTGAGGAGATCGAGCGTTGGTGGAAGGGCGGTGGCTCAGTTTCCGCCCTCAAGCGCGGCAATCCGAGTCTCAAGGCTGACGAGGGCCTCGGTCATCAGGGCCTCGAGCTTCCCGACGTAGAGGTCGAGGGACCCGAAGTCGTCGTCGAGCTTCAGCAGCCGGAGCTGCTCGATCAAGCTTCGGGTGACGGCGAGATCGTCCGGGATTCTTCTCCTCCTGTTGATGGTCGTAGCAGCCCAACAGTAGGAGACGGGCAGGTCGCGGAGGGTGTTGAGACATCCTCCGCGACTGGTGCCGCCCACGAGCAACGGGCGTTTCGATTGCTGTCCGGTGTGACGCCCGACGGCGCAGCGGAACTCGACGCCTTGCCAGATGACTGCCTGATCGAGGCGACCGGGAGCTACCTCAAGGGCGACGGTGGTTTCAGTCGGTGCTGGGCGCGACCCGTCCCGTCGTGGGTGACCGACGATGACCGCTTGTGGCAGGTGCTCGTCCACGGAAACAGCGACTACATGAGCAGCCTCACTGCTTCGGCTCTGATCGGTGTGGCCCGGGTGTTGTACCGCGGCGAGGAGCCTGCCGGTGACTGACCTGTATGAGGGCGACCTCGATGCCGTTCTCGCCAATGTCCCGCACACCGAGCGGGCCCGGGTCCTGGTCGACGCGCACACCCGGGTCGCCGAGCGGTTCGTTGCCGAGTTCGAGGCGGGCCTGCTGACGCACGCCGAAGCCCGCGAACTGGTCGGTGTCCCGGCTGATTCCGGTGATGTGCGTGCGGATCCGAGCACTACTAACACCATCCATCCACAGCTTGTGAATGAAACGAGACTGCGATGACTGCAACTTTCGACGCCCGCCTCGACGGCGACGACCTCACTGACCATTTCCTGTCCACCCCGATCCACGACCAGCTGCACCGTGATCTCCGGGCGACGTGGCTGCAGCAGCCCGGGCCCGTCGTGTCCGACGCGGAGTTCGCCCAGGCGGCCGCCGAGGCGACGTCGCTCACAAAGCCCTACCCGCCGACGCCGGACCTGTTCGCCGGTGTGGTGGCCGCGATCGAGGAAGCCCCGGAGCCGCGAACGATCTGGGATCGGATCGAGGAATGGATCGAACGGTGGGGAATCCGCCTCGTCGCGCTCGCGTCGCTGGCGGTGTTTACGTACGTCGCGCTGGCGTACTTCGGGATCATCCCGGTGGTGCCGCGATGAGCACGGAACTGACGCTTTCCGAGTACAAGGCGCGGGTCGACGCGAAGTACGCCGGTATGCGCGAACAGCAGCTCGCGAAGCGCGAGGAGCGCCGCCCGCGCAAGGATCACTGGCTGCTCGTCGGCCCCGACGGCGAGATCGACGGCGTCATGACGCGGAGGTTCTGCGGGTCCGCCGCCCAGGCGTTCGAGGAGTTCTTCCCGAAGAAGAAGGAACGGCACCAGAAGTCGGCTGAGGGCTGGCACATCGAAGAGGACGACGAGAACGGCAGCCGATGGGCCGCCGACTGCGCGCGCCGCGAAGCGGAGGACAACGAACCGGACGACGGTGCGGCAGCGGACCGGGCACACGACGCCCAGGTCGACCGAGAGATGGGGGTGCTGTGATGCGGGACATTCAGCGCAGGGCTATCGACGCAATGCTCGACAACAAGCTCGACGAGGAACGCTCACCCACTGGTGACATCACCATGGATCTGCTGTTCACGATCAACGATCCTGCGTTGCGCCCGTGGCTGATCGCCCAACGTAAGTGGGAACGCAGCCGGATCGCGGAGGTGGCGTGATGCGGTCCGCGCCGTGGGACATGAAGACCGAGACGATCACCGAGTACTGCGAGCGTCGGGTCCGGGAGAACCGGGAGGCGCTCCGGGCGGCTCCGACGTTCCGGTACGAGACCGCTCCGTCGCTCGTCGTCCGGTACCGCTGTAACGGCGACGAGTGCGGGCTGGACTCGATCGTCCAGGACGACGACGTCCTCGTCTGCACCGACTGCAAGACGCGGTGGGGATCGAACGAGTGGTACGACGGGGTCGACGGGGAGCTCCTCGCCGACCAAGGGGAGCTGTCCGCTGAGGCGATCGACGCCCTCCCGATCAAGGACGAGTGGTGATGTCCGCGCCGGCCTGCGCCCGCTGCGGGCAGATGAAGCACCTTCGCGCCCGCGGTCTGTGCGAGTCCTGCCACACCGTGTTGTGGCGTAACGGGTCGCTCGCCGACTATCCGCGCAAGTCGATGACGACGGACGAGTTCCTCGCGGACTTCTGGCTGCTGCACGAGCAGGGCTACACCCGCGCCCAGGTCGCCGAACGACTGGGTATGCCGAAGAAAACCCTGGAGAAGCGGCTGCGTCGACTCGGCAGCCCTGACCTGCAGAGGCAGGCGTCATGACCGAACCATCCACTGCCGTCGTCTTCGACGAGCAGATCCTCTGGCACCTCAAGCCCGGCACCGTCGTTCGCGAGATCGGCAAGACCGGCCGCGAGTTCATCGTTGACACGAGCCCCGGCCGGATCTGGCACGGCGCATCCCTCTGCCGTGTCGGCGATCTCGAGATGCCCGTCGAGGTGTACCGCAACACACGAAGGAAGAAGAAATGACCGAGCTGCTCGTGCCCGACCAGGTCGGTGTCTACGCCGACATCCCGGATCACGTCTACCACGGCGACAAGATGTCGCTGTCGTCGTCCGGCGCCCGGGCGTTGTTGCCGCCGTCCACGCCGTTCCAGTTCCGGTACGCACAGGACCACCCGAGGGAGGCGTCGAAGGCGTTCGACGTCGGGCACGCGGCGCACACCCTCGTCCTCGGTGAAGGTGCCGAACTCCGCGAGATCCCCGCGAAACTTCTCGCGTCGAACGGTGCTACCAGCACGAAGGAAGCCAAGGCGTTCATCGCCGAAACGAGAGCCGCCGGTGCGGTGCCGCTCAAGCCCGACGAGTACCGGGCAGTGCACGAGATGGCAGCCGGGATCCGGCGTAACCGGCACGCCGCAGCCCTCCTCGAGTCGGGCACAGCCGAGCTGTCGATGTACTGGGACGACCCGGCTACCGGTGCCCGTCTGCGGTGCCGGCCGGACTGGCTTCCGAACTTGACGATCGGCGGCCGAGGTATCGCCGTCGACTACAAGTCGAGCACCTCGGCGAACCCAGACAAATTCGCCAAGTCATCGGCGGATTACGGCTACGCCCAGCAGGCACCGTTCTACATCGACGGCCTGATCGAACTCGAGATCGCCGACGACCCCGTGTTCCTGTTCATCGTCCAGGACAAGAACCCGCCTTACCTCGTCTCGGTCATCGAGCTGCACCCCGACGACATCGCGGTCGGCCGACAGCTCAACCGCAAGGCCATCGACACCTTCGCCCGCTGCATGGAAACCGGTGTGTGGCCGGACTACAGCGACGAAGTCCATCTCGTCAACCTGCCCGCCTGGTGGCGTCGTCAGCACGAGGACGCGCTCCCGTGGTGACCCACGTACCTCCCACCCCTTCTCTCGAACGGAATCCCGAATGACTAGTCCCGCCCGTTACCAGCCCGCTTTTCAGCCCGCCGGGCAGCGCACGCAGGTCAGCCAGGCCACCGCGATCGAGCAGTCCCGCGCCATCGCCGAGGTCCAGGCCGCCGTCCTCGTCGCCCAGCAGAACCGGCGCAGCAAGCCGTACGCCGTCGAGGAGATGCGCGACAGCACCGCACAGAAGTCCGTCGCAGAGAAGGCGTTCTTCACCTACCGCCGCGGCAGCGAAGCAATCACAGGTCCGTCGATCCACCTCGCCCGTGAGCTGGCCCGCTGCTGGGGCAACATCCAGTACGGTGTCGCCGAGCTGCGCCGCGACGACGACAAGGGAGAGTCGGAGATGCAGGCATTCGCCTGGGATCTCGAAACGAACGCCCGAAACGCCATCACCTTCATCGTCCCGCACAAGCGAGACACGAAGCAGGGCACCAAGAAGCTCGTCGACATGCGGGATATCTACGAGAACAACGCCAACGCCGGCGCCCGCCGTGTCCGCGAGGCGATCTTCGCGGTCCTCCCGGCGTGGTTCGTCCAGGAGGCGTCCGAACTCTGCCACCGCACCCTGCAGGACGGCGGCGGCATCCCCCTCGCCACCCGCATCGCGAACAGCATCGAGCACTTCGAGGGGATCCGGATCACGCGGAAACAGCTGGAGGAGAAGGTCGGCCGCGCCACGGATGAGTGGACCGAGCAAGATCTCGGCGACCTCGGGATCGTCTTCAATTCGATCAAGAACCGCGAAATCACCCGCGACGAGGCGTTCCCTCCGAGCCGTGTCACGGCCGCGGATATCGAGAGTGGTCGACCAACCGAGGCTGCGGCCCCACCACAGCAGGAGGAGCGACCAACCGAGGAGAAGGCACAGGACACCGAACCAGACGGGCCGCAACCGGCCACCGCAGAGGAGCTGAAGAAGCTCACCGCGGCACTCACCAAGGCGGGCATCAAGAACATCGAGGAGCGGAAGTCGTTCCTCACCGCACGCGTCGGCCGCGAGATCGCCGCGGTGAAGGATCTGACCGCCGCCGAGGCCGCCTCCACGGTCCTCTTCCTTGAGACAGGCGAAGAGCCTGCCGGTGACCCCGCGTGACCCGGACCCTCGCGTCCCTCGCCCTCGCCGTCGCCCTCACGGCGGCGGGGGCGGGGATGGGCGCAGTCATCGCATTCGGCTGGCTGGCAAACGGATTCGAAAAGAGGCTCGCATGACCGACCCGAAGCACATGCACGAAGTCAAGATCACCGGCACGCCGGACGCTCCGAAGATCGAGTTCGTCTGCCACGGCGACAGCACCGCGATCTGCCACCAGTACCCCGACTGCGACTGCGAGACCTGGTCCGAGGGTCATCCACACCCAATGGCGTCGCACGACCGCTGCTGGATGCAGGACTGGTTCGACAACGACGGCACCGCCCCGTTCTCCGAGACGCTCGACGAGTGCAAGTACACCGTCGGCATGTCGGGACCGATTCGGACGTACTTCTGCGAGGAGTACGTCGAGTGGGAGTTCGCGCCGGCGGATGGAGTGCCCGCATGAGCAACGACACCTACGGCTTCAAGGTCGAGGCATTCGACGGGACGCCGTTCAAGAAGGCAACCGTCCGCACCACGATCGTCCGGCCCGACCTGACGAAGATCATGCACGTCGACCTCGAACCTGAAGCGGCGAAGAGTCTCGCGCGCAACCTGCTCGCCGCCGCACTCCGGGCCGAAGGCGAGCCGGGGTCCGGCTACGCGATGGTGCAGCTCTCATGAGCGACTTCGTCACCCTGTCCGAGACCCGGCCCCGCGCCCGGACCCAACACACCTGCGACTGGTGCTCCCGCACCATCGACCCCGGCGAAACGTACCGCCGCACCGGGCAGATCTTCGACGGCCGCAAGTACGCATGGAAGGGCTGTCAGCACTGCGAGGCTTTCGTGTCCACCTGTGACCTCTATGAGTGGGCTGGCGACTTCGGCCTCGGCGCCGACGACATCGACCAGTACGAACCCGGCGACATCTTCGGTGCCCGCTGTCTCGTGATGTGGCGCCGGAAGTGGCGTCGCAAGGACGGAACCCTCTACCCAATCCCAGCACGAGAGGCGGCAGCAGCATGAGCGATGCACTCGACGTCATCACCGTCGCGATCGAACGGTCACCGGGCCTGCCGCCGAAGCACGTCGCCGAGGTGGTCGAGAACGACCTCGTGAACGCCCGACTGCTCCCGGACCCTGACGATGACGTCCGCGCTGATCACGTCTGGAAGGCCCGCGCAGAGAAGGCTGAGGCGAAGCACGCGACAAAATTCGAGTTCCACGAGGTCGTGAGATGGGCTGAGGCAGAGGGCTGGGAGCTCGTGAACATCGCCCAGCAGATCCGACTGTCCGAGCAACGCGAGCAGGAGAAGCAGTCGGAGGCTGCAGCAAAGGCTCGGTGGCGCAACCGGGCCGAGGAGGCGGAAGCCACAGTCGCCCGGGTGGAGAAGGTCAAGGCGGAGGCGTTCCGCCCCGGCGACGACTGGCGGTGCAAAGTAGTGCTCGAGCCCCATCTCGCCGCTGCCCTTGAAGGCGGTGAGTGATGTCCGAGCACACCCTGCAGACAACCGAACCATGCCGTTCGTGCCGTGCCCCGATCGTTTGGGCGAAGACGCGGCAGCCGACGCCGATGCCGATCGATCCGGAGCCGAGCGAGAACGGCAACATCGCGCTCTATCTCGAGGACGGTGTGCTGCACGCGAACGTCATTTTGAAGGCGCAGCGGCATGCTTTGAAGGCGGCGGGCCGTCCGCTGTACCTCGCGCACTTCGTCAGTTGCCCGCATGCGGGCGATTGGAGGAAGCGATGATCACCGTTCTCCGTTGCCGCGGTATCGGCGAGCCGATGGGTGACGACAGCATGCTGGCCAACGTCACGAAGCTCCTCGACGCGAAGCGGTTCCGTTTCGTCGAGGTGCCGTGGTCGGCGCAGTACGGTCCGGTACCGGCGCCGCTCGGGTCGTCATTCGACTCGTCGCTGCGGTCCGGTCGGACGATGCTGCTCGACTACATCCGTCGCGACCCTAACCCTGTCGTCATCACCGGCTACTCAGGTGGGGGAGCGCTTGCCGGCAACGTGGCCGCCGAGATCGCACGTGGCGAGCACCCCGAGCTCGACGTCCGCGGTACGGCGCTGCTCTCAGACCCACTGACTCCCCGAGTGCTTAACCGTGAAGGGTGGGGCATCGCTGGCGGCCGGTGGATTGGTGGCAGCTTCCCCGTGTGGCATCTGTCCGATCCTGCTGACGTGATCGCCCGTTGCCCCGCAAACAGCCCGCTGCGGACTTTCGCCGATCAGTCGGCGGCGTTCGCCCTCGCTGATCTGCGGTCGTGGGGCTGGGACCTCGTCGACCGAATCCGCACACGACGGTGGCAAGCCACGATCCGCGACTGGCACAACGCACCCGAGATATGGCGCGCCTACACCCAGGCCATTCACGACGCCGACGGATACCTCCGCCTCGGCAACCACACCAGCTACCACCTTCGGCGATACCCCGGCAGTACGCGCACGTACACCGAGTGGCTCGCCGACCGAATCAACGAAATCAGGGGATGACCATGACGATCAACGTGAAGGGCTACTGCCCGATGGGCTGCGGTGCAACGCTGTTCGCAGGTTACGGCGGCTACATCGCGTGCAGCAATCCTGTCTGCCCGAATCCGACCGCTGTCGCTGACATCCTCGACGTCCGCGAGACCGAGCACATCGTGACCCTGCACGCCGACGAGTTCACCGTGCGGCACCCGCTCCGTGAGCGCGTCGAAAACGAGCTCGAGGAGTGCCGATTCCATCGGATGCTCGCGGCACTCGACGGTCCGCCGGAGCCGCCCGGCGCGTACCGCGTGACGGTCAACGCCTCGAACGTGTGGACATGGGAGCGGGTGCCAGCGTGACGCCCTGCGAACATTCAGGACTCGGACATTGCGCCCGCAAGCACCCGGTCGGCTGGCCGAAGGGGCTCGAACGGTTCCTGTGGGGAATCGCGTGGATTCCGGACGAGGGATGCCTTCACCCGTTCCAGTACGTGCTCACCGAAGCCGAAGCTGTGAAGCACCTCGGCTGGGAACTGACCAATCGATACCGGCCCGCCCGCCGGCCCGTCGTCATCATCCGCCGCGACAGCGCGGAACATCCCTGGGAGGCAACGCTATGAAACTCACTGATGGCCAACGCCTGCTCCTCGGTGAGCTGGCACCCTGGCAGCTCCTCGCCCTGGCCGACGCACCCGAGTACTGGTGCAAGCACATCCGCGACATGCAGGGCGGCGGAACTCCAGTCGATCCCGATTGGCGCGCCGCCGGCGTGTGGCGCGCCACGTACTCCTGGGGCATGGCCATCACCGCGCTCGGTGACTACATGCACGAGCGGAAACGGGACGACCCGGCGCACAAGGCAACGCTCACGTGGGCCGAGATCACACGCTGGGTCGAATCGCTGCCCGCCGAGTTGAGGGCCGAAGCGCGCCGCCAGCGCAAGCTCGGCATCGAGCTCGTTTCGCGTGTCGTCGACCAGATCCTGGCGCACGGCATCACCGAACCGGAGCCGACGCTGTGGTGACACCAAACAACGCGAAGGAGAAGTTCCGCGCCGCCGTGCGGGCCGTCCTCGCGGCACAGGCAACCCGACCAACGAAGGATGTGCGGTGATGGCGAGAACCACTGGGAAGGACCATGCGCGTATCAACCTCGACATCTGGGGTGATGACGACTGGCTTGATTGCGAGCCCGACGCGCAGCACCTGTATTTGGTGTTGTGGACCAGCCCGCAGTTGTCGTACTGCGGCGCCGGCGACTGGAATCCCGGTCGCATCGCATCGCGGGCGAAGGGCTGGACGTCGGAGGCCGTGGAGATCGCAGGGGCGAAGCTGTCCCGCGACCTGTTCCTCATCATCGACACCGACACCGATGAGTTCTTGATGCGGTCGTGGGTCAAGCACGACGGTCTGTGGCGCACCCCGAATATGGCGGTCTCCGTCGCGAACGCGCGGGCTGATCTGGCCTCCCGGACGCTTCGTGGGGTCATCGTCCATGAGGTTGCGAAGATCCGTGCGAACAACCCGGACTCGTCGTCGTGGGGGCGTGAGGCGGTCGTGAAGATGTTGTCTCAGAAGGCCGCTGATCCGGCGACGTTGGAGCCGTATAACCCCACGGTCAACCCTGCGTCTAACCCCGGGTCCAACCCTGGCGCTAAGGGTTACGGCCAACTCGACGCTAACCCCACCGCCAACCCCGGCCGTACTCCAGCTACTACTCCTTCTCCATTAACTCCATCTCCAATAGGTGGTTACGAAAACACGGAAGGTTACTTGCACGACCCAACCTCGCCACCCCCATCCAAATGCCCCGAGCACATCAACGACCCACACCCACCGAACTGCCGCGCCTGCGGCAGCGCTCGGCAGGCCTACGCCGCGTGGGAGGTCAAGCAACGCCGACGCAACGCAGAGGCTCACTCAGCCGAAGCCCGCCAACGCGCAGAGGACCGGGCCCAAGCCATCGCCGATTGCGACATCTGCGACGAAGACGGCTACGACCGCCTCAACCTCTGCGACCACGACCCCGACACCGCAGAACGAGCCAAGCGGGGAATCGCCCTCATCCGCGAATCCCTGCCCAAGCGGGCCGCCCAGTGACCACCTACCGAATCCAGCTTCCCTGGACAGCCCCGCCGCTGTCGATGAACGACCGAGGAGCCTCCGCAGGGGCGGTGTTCGCGAAGAACCGCGAGATCGCCCAGATCCGCTCAGACGTCCTCCGGCTGGCCCGCCATGCCAGGTTGCCCCTGAACGTCGGCCACGCGGTCGTCCAGCTGCACTACCGCCCCCGCGACAAACGGCGACGGGACACCGACAACCTCATCGCCACCCTCAAGCCGATCTGCGACGCACTCGCCGCCGGCACAACCAAACACCCCGGGTACGGCCTCGTCGCCGACGACATCCCACAGCACATGGCCAAACCCGAACCGATCATCCACCAACCCCGCAGCCGCACACCCGAGCTCTGGCTCGAGATCACCTGCAGCGACGAACCCAAGGAGCTACCCGCATGAGCGTCACCGTCTACAGCTCACCGGCCTGCATGCCCTGCCGCGCCACCAAGCGCAAGCTCGACGAACTCGGAGTCGAGTACACCAGCGTCGACCTCGCCGACGACCCCACCGCCGCCGACGACCTCAAGAAGCTCGGGCACCTCGAAACGCCCGTCGTCCTCGTCCGACTCAACTCCGGCGTCGAACACTGGTCCGGACACAGGCCTGACCGGCTCACACAACTCGCCGGCGACCTGGCCGCCATCGCCTACCTCGCCGAGAACGGAGACCCAGCGTGAGCGACGAGCACGTCTGCAAGGCAGGCAAACGATGCCGTGCACGAACACAAACCGAAGACGGAAAAGGCTGGACACCAGCCGCCACCCACACACCACACACCCTGTGCGACCCCTGCATCCGCTGGGTCGAAACCGACGCGGCCGCGCTCTGGGCCGACTACCTCGCCCTCCACCACATGGTCGGCGAACGCCCGAACACCCAACGCGACGGCGGCAGCAAGCGGCCCGATCCCACCTCGCAGATCCCCATCAACGTGTACGTCGACGCGCTCATGTGCGACATCGTCGACACCGCCGAGCGTGCCGCCGAACAGATCTGCGACGTCCTGCACATCGACAACCCGCAGAACCAGAACCCGACCGCACTGCTCGCAGCCGCACTCGCGATCGTCGAACCCAACATCACGATCCTCGCGAGAGTGCGTGAGTTCGACTCACACCAGTGGAACGACGCCGGCGACCAGCTCGTCGCCGTCGACACAGACGGACCCACGCTCTGCCTGAAGCTCGCCGAGCTGCATCACCGTGCACAGAACCAACTCGGCGAAACCCGAGGAAGAGACCGGATGCCCGTTCCCTGCCCTCGCTGCGAACACTCAGCGCTCGGCCGCTGGCACGGAGCCGACAACGTCAACTGCCTCCACTGCGGATCGTCCTGGACCGAATCCGATTACAAGCGGCTGACACTCATCCTCGCCGACGACTACCAGGAGCTTGCCGGATGACCGATCCATGGCCATGGGAGACCGACACCCCACTCGAACGGGCCCGCCGCGTAGCCCGCTCATATCGCGAAGCACTCGAAACCGCGAACCCCGCCCTGTGCGAACGACTCGACCGCAAGGTCAGCGAGTTCGGGCAAACCTGGATCCAGCCCGTCGAAGTCCGGTGGGAGCAACTGTCCGCGAAGGACATCGAGAACCTGCTCGGCATTCCCGCCACGACAATCAGGGCCTGGGCTTCGAAGGGTCGAATCACCAAGCTCACCGCTGACGACGGGTCGCCGGTCTACATGGCCGAGGAAGTCCGCTCGGTCGCGGCCCAATCACGCAGGAAGGCGACGTAGGACACGAATCCGGGTCGGTAGTGGACGGACCCGGGCGTTCCCGGTAACGTATCGGCCTGAGCGAGCTGTGCCTAAAGGCCAGTTCGCTTTCGCCGTTCTCCGGCCCCTCAAACTTCCCGCTCGTCAACGTCACCGCCCGCGATGCGAACCCCCGGCGGATCACGGAATCGAAAGCGCGCAGCATGTTGTGTGTACGGCGCAGCTGCGAGCGGGACTCAACCACGGTCGAGGAGGTCCCATGCCCGACACCAACCCCCTCGACCAACGCACCGGTCACGGACAGTGGACCGCCGTCATGCGCCCCGCTATCGGGATCCTCTGGGTCTCCGACAGCGGGGCCATCGGCTTCCAACCCACCACCAACGTCGACCCCACACCCGTCACCACACTCATCGAGACCTACCAAGCCGCCGGCAAAGACGCTGCCGCAACGTTCGCCGACCTCGCCGCGGCCATCGGCTCCCGCATCGAAACCGGACGCCTCGACGACTGGCGAGCCGAACGCGGACGCTACCGGAGCCGGGCGTGACCGCCACCGACCAGATCGGCCGCACCCTCTCGTTCATCATGAAGGTCGCCGCGGCCCGGCAAGACGCCACACCTGACCAGCTCCACCAACTCCGAGACCGCCTCGTCCCCAGGCTCCGAGAGTTCCAGGCCACCGGCGACACCACACTCTGCGAGGCCATCCTTCGCGAGATCATGGGCGCCGACTGGAAACCCAGCGGACAGTTCGCCCTCGGCCCCGGCGCTGCACTCGGTCACTTCACCGACGAGATGCGCGCCCGTGGACACGATCCCAACACCATCCTCGGACCTGGACGATGAAGGCCATCGAGTTCTTCCGAATCGCCTGGTCCATCTTACGGACGTTCGTGCTGTGATCCTCGACCGCATCTTCGACACCATCCACCGCGTACTCGTGTGGGTCGCAACACGGTGAACCGGTCATCGCTCATCCCATTGGTTGCACGCATATCCAATGGGATGGGTCTTGCTCGCCACTGCTGGTGGCTCGCAGGCGTACGCCGCATGTACTTCGGGAGGTAGTCATGCCCTCGATCGAGGATCGGATCTACGACGCCGAGGTCAAGCTCGCCGAAGCCCGACGCTCAGGCACCGAAGCCCAACGCGTCCAGCTCACCAGCATGCTCACCAAGCTGCGAGCTCAGAGCTACACACCGAGGTAGCCAATGCTCTACGTCGTCACGGGTCCGCCCGCGGCAGGGAAGAGCACCTACTGCCGGCAGCACGCCCAACCCACGGACGTGATCATCGACTACGACCTCATCGCCAACGCCCTCACACCACCACGTGAGGGCGTCAACAGCCACGACCACAGCGACGCAGTCAAGGCACTGGCCAAGGCAGCCAGGCAAGCAGCCATCGACAAGGCGCTCACCCTCAACGACTGCGACGTCTACCTCATCCACTCCACCCCATCGGCCGCACTGCTCGACCGATACCGCCGCGCCGGCGCCCACATCGTCACCGTCGACCCCGGCCGCGAGGTTGTCATGAGTCGGTGCAGGGCCGAGCGACCGAGACGGATGCTCGCAGTGGCAGCCCAGTGGTACGACGACCAACGCCAGGGCGACGACGACACCGCGCCGCGGCCGGCCAGGAACAAGAACAAGGAACTCGGTCGAGCACACCGCAACAACCGAGACCGACTCCTCAAGGCCCACAACGACGGCACCGCCTGCTGGTGGTGCGGCCAACCCATGTACCGAGACGCCGGCCGCAACTGGGACGAGCAGCCTCTCGCCGCCGACCACACCAAGGCCCGAGCCCACGGCGGCACCAAGGCAGATCGGCTCCTACACGCCACCTGCAACAAGCAACGAGGCGACGGCAGCCGAGACCACACCCGCCCGGCCCTCGCCGCCACACGGGGCGGCTGGGCCGGCAACAGCATGACCTGGTGACCTCCCACCCCTCCAGAATTATCGAGGGGTGGGGGGCCGGACACTCGGCGGCGGGGCAGTGTCCAATTTTTTTACAGGGGGGCGTGAGCTACGTGCAGCCGGGCCGGGGCTGAGCGGCCCGCTGCGGTACCCAGAGTCGACTGACCAGCATCAGAGGTGCAGGAGGGGGTGACGATGGCCCTCGTCGACGAGGCCGACGAACTCGGCTCCGCCGGGCGCCGGCTGTTCGACTCCCTCCACGACGCCACGGACCCGTACTCGCTGACCGTCCAGGTTGTCGAGGCCTGCCGGATCAAGGACCGGCTCGACCAGCTCGACCGGATCCTGTCCGGCGAGGAGGAACTCTGGCTCCGGCTCGTGACATCGCGCGGCGACGCCGAGGTACTGGAGATCCGCTGTGACTCGGCACTGCAAGAGTCGCGGCAGTTGGCGACGGTGCTTCGGCAGCTGCTCGCGGAGATCCGGCGGCTGAAGGACGCGAACACCGCGCCGGATCCCGATGACGGCCTCGCTGATCTGTGAGGACTTCCCGACCCTGACGGGTCGGCAGGAGCCACACAACGAGTCGATCTTCTCGGGCGACATCACGCATGGTGACAAGTCGATCGAGTTGGCCCGCCGCGCCGGCGCGAACTCGATGCCCTGGCAGAAGCGGGCACAGCACGCGATCCTGTCGCTGACGCCGGAGGGTCGGTGGACCCACCCGGACTGCTGCCTGATCATCCCGCGGCAGAACGGCAAGTCGGAGATCCTGATCCACCGCTGCCTGTACGGGCTGTTCAAGCTGGGCGAGACGATCATCTACACGGCGCAGCGGTGGAAGACTGCACGCGACGCGTGGAAGCGGATGATGGCCCTCATCAAGGGCCGGTCCTGGTTGAGGAGCCGGGTCGTCCGGTCGACCTGCTCTCAGGGCGAAGGCATCATCGAGCTGGCCTCCGGCGCCGTGATCTCCTTCGGCACCCGGTCGAACGACACCGGCCGTGGCCTGACCGAGGTCGACCTGATCGTCTACGACGAGGCCTACAACCTCACCGACGGTGAGATGTCGGCGATGGCGTTTACGCAGATGGCGGCGAAGAATCCGCAGACGATCTACGCGTCCAGCGCGGTGAACCAGGACGAGCACCCGAACGGCGCGGTCCTCGCGTCGGTCCGCGTCCGAGGACTCAACCGGGAACCGGCCCTGTACTTCGCGGAGTACATGGCACCGGAGGAGATGCCGCGCGACGACGAGGCCACACACCAGTACGCGAACCCGTCGTACGGGGTGATCCAGACCGCCGAGAAGATCCAGAAGATCATGCGGAACCTGGCGACCCCGGCGGGCCGCAAGGGCTTCGACGTCGAGGCGCTCGGCCGCGGTGACTGGCCTGTCGAGAAGCGTGAGATCCACGAGCCGGTGATCGGCGCGGAAGCGTGGGGTGACATGGAGGGCAACTCGGAGCTGGTCGGCCCCGTCGCGATCGCGGTGGACCGGCACCTGGACTGGTACTCGATCGCGATGGCCCAGCGCACGACGTCGGGAAAGATTCACATCGAGATCGGCTACCTCGACCGACCATCCGCCGGCGTCGTGGAGACCATCGCCGCGATCGTCGAGTCGGTGGACCCGTGCGTGGTGATGATGAACCGGACATCACCGGCGACGAGCCTGAACCCGGCGCTGAAGGTCAAGCACATCGAGCCGGTCTTGACGTCGGGGCAGGAGATGGCGCAGGCGTGTGTGGGGTTCCTGGACGACGCTCTCGCCGCGCAGCTCGAGCACACGAACGATCCGCGCCTGACCAATGCCCTCGCAGGGGTGGAGAAGAAGCCGATGTCGGGTGGTGCGTTCGGGTGGGACTACGACACCGCGGTGATCCTGGCTCCGTTGGTCGCAGCGACGCTGGCCCGGATAGGGCTGCTGACCTACGGAATCGATGAACCGAAACCGATTGCTCTGCCGCCGTCCTATGTGGCGGCGACCGGGCCCGCCGAGTTTGATGCTCTGTCCGCTGGATTCTGAGAGGGGTGATGTGATGTGACTGCCGCACTTGCACCGTCGTACACCGTGGCGACGTCACCGGCCCCGACTTACGAGGTTGGGTACGTCAACGGCCAGCCGATGAGCTGGCAACAGTGGGTCGAAGAGGAGAAGGTTCCCGACCTGCAGTGGCCTCAGGCGAATCTGATCTATGCCCGGATGGGCCGCGAGGACGGACGAGTCTCGTCCGTGCTCAACGCGATCGGGTTGCCGATCCGCCGGACGACTTGGCGCATCGACCCGGCTGGTGCCCGGGACGAGGTGACTGAGTTCGTTGCCCGGAACCTCGCCTTGCCGATCGTCGGTGAATCGACTGAGGACAAGGCGTTGCCCCGGACGAAGGGCCGCTTCTCCTGGGTGGAGCACATCCGGGTTGCGCTGATGTTCCTGCAATACGGACACAGCTTCCTCGAGCAGGTCTACCGGATCGAAGACGGCAAACTCGTCCTTCACAAGCTGGCACCGCGACCGCAGCGCACGATCATCAAGATGAACGTCGCCCGCGATGGTGGCCTCGATTCGATTGTGCAGGCGCAGCCCGCCGACTCGAACTTTGATATCGCGAACGTCCTCGATGGTGGCGTCCGGATTCCGATCGACCGACTCGTCGCGTACGTCCGCGACATGGATCCCGGTCGGTGGATGGGGAACTCGCTGCTACGGCCGGCGTACAAGCATTGGCTGCTCAAGGACGAGTTGATGCGCATCGAGGCTGCGGTCGCCCGACGGAACGGCATGGGTGTTCCGGTCGCGACTGCGCCCGAGAATGCGGATCAGGGTACGGTCGACGCGTACAAGAACATGGCCACCGAGTACCGCGGCGGTGAGCGGTCCGGTGTCGGACTGCCGAATGGCGCGACCTTCCAGCTGCTCGGCGTGCAGGGCAACCTGCCCGACATCCGCCAGGCAATCGAGTACCACGACAAGCAGATCGCTCTCGCTGGTCTCGCGCACTTCCTGAACCTCGACCGCGGCGGCAGCTACGCGCTGGCATCGGTCCAATCGGACTCGTTCACCCAATCGACTCAGACGATCGCGGAATCAATCCGCGACACCGCGCAGGCGCACATCGTCGAGGACCTGGTCGACCTCAACTTCGGCGAAGAGGAACCCGCACCACGGCTGGTGTTCGACGAGATCGGCTCCCGCCAGGACCTCACCGCCCAGGCGCTGAAGACACTGATCGACGCTGGGCTGATTCGCCTCGACCGGTCGCTCGAGGAGTACACGCGCCAGCAGTACGGGCTCCCGTCCAAGGACACCCCGCCTCCGGGCGAGGGCCAGGTCACGGTGTCGAAGCCGAGCCCCGAGGACGTCGCAGCCATGGTCACCGCCGCCGGCACGCTGATCCGTTCCGGCTTCGACCCACAGGATGCGCTGAAGGCTGTCGGACTCGACCCGATCGAGCACCTCGGGCTGCTCCCGGTCACCGTGCAGAAACCGGTCGACCCCGAGGGTGCCGACGACGAGCTCGTCGAGGACCTGATGGAGGACTCCGACAAGATGAACGAAGGCGACGCCGCCAATGGCTGACGTCACGGTTCCGGACCGTCCGGTCCTGGCGCATCTGCCGAACGTGGAACTCATGCACGCGGGCACGTGGTCGGCGTCGACAGGGGTGCACACGTTCACCGCCGACGACTTCGCGTTCGCCGTCGCGGCACTCGACTGCCCGGCGGTGCGCCGCCCGTACCTGAAGCTCGGGCACACCGACCCGCGGTTCGATGGCGAGCCAGCATGCGGATGGATCGACAACCTGCACACCGCAAGTGAGGGCCGCGCCCTGGTCGGCGACTACGTCGGCATGCCGGGTTGGCTCGGGGACGCCGACGAGAACGGACATTCGGTGCTCGCCTCCGCCTACCCCGACCGGTCGATCGAAGGGCAGTGGGATTTCCGCTGCGCGCTCGGGCACACTCACCCGTTCGTACTGACCGCCGTGGCGCTCCTCGGTGTGACACCGCCGGCCATCGGCACTCTCACCTCCCTGCAGGACGTCGGCGCCCTGTATGGCGTCGCCGCCAGTTCGGCGCATGGCGGCACCCCCGTATCCATCCAGATGAAGGGAACCGCAATGCCCAACCCCAAGCCGCGCACAGTGGCCGCGGGCGTCACCACCGAGGACGTCCGGCGCGCCTACTACGACAACGCCGGATGGGACGTGTGGATCGAGGAGATGCACCTCGATCCGTTGCAGCTCATCGTGATCGACGACAGCGACGGCAGCCGCTCGCGGATCCCGATCACCGTCGACCCCAACGGCGACGGAACGGACGGTGTCACCTTCGGGCAGCCTGTGCCGGTCGTCGTCCGGTACGAGGACGCCGCCGCCGATCCTGCCTCCGATCCGGTAGCGGATCCGGCGGTCGCCGCATCCGCCAACACCCAGATTGTTCGGTACGCCAACCGTGCCGAGTCTCGCCCCGGCGAATCGCCGCGGGCATCTTCCACCCCGGCCGCGGCAAGCGCGGCAGGGTCTCACCTGAAAGGAGGCTCGGCAGTGGCACTCACGCTGACTGACGAGCAAGAAACCTCCATCCGCGAGGCCCTCGGGCTTGCGGAGGACGCCGACGCCGACGCGATCGTGACCGCGGTCGAGGACCTCGCGACCGCCCCCGAAGGCGAAGGCGAACCGGAGGCCGCCGCTAGCGCGACCACTCCGTCGAGCGTCGCGGCCGCGGCTGCGCGACTCGGCCTTCGGGTCGTCGATGACGAAGCGCTGGAAGCCCGCCTCTCTCGCGGCGACGCCGCATTCGAGCGGCTCGAGCGCGAGGACCGCGAGCGCGTCGTCGACGCTGCACTCGCCGACGGGAAGATCACGCCCGCTCGCCGGGATCACTGGCTGACGTTGATGTCCGCCGACCGTGAGGGGACAACCGCGCTCCTCGAAGGGCTCCCCAAGGAACTGGCCGTGCCGCTCTCCGAGGTTGGTCACGGACGGGACTCCGAGGTGTCCGCATCCACCAACGTCCGCGAGAGCGACGTCTTCAAGAACTGGAGCATCTGATGAGTGGCGTCACACAGGTCACCAAGACCGGACCCCGCACCTACGTCCCCGCCTCGGGCGTCGCCGTCACCGGCGGCCAGCTCGTCGAGGGCCGCGCCGGTGGCCGAATCGGTCCCGCTGCCGCAGCAAGCGTCAAGGTCCTCGGCGTCGCACTCGCCGACGCGATCGCCCCGGAGGATGTCGTCACCACGCCGACGACAGTGAACGGTCGCCCGGTCCTCAACACTGCGCTGCTGCCGACGAACGTCGCTGTCGCGTACGGAAATGTGGAAGCGAAGGTCGCGTACTCCGCGAACGCCAACTTCGGTGACCTGCTCGTGGCCACAGCGAACGGCACCGTCGCCCCCGCCGGTGCCACCCCCGATGCCCGCACGATTGTCGGGCGCTGCACTGAGCCTGCGGGCGTGGTGTTCGCGACCAATCCGGTCGGACTCGCTCGGATCCACTGAGCGCTCACGAAACTGAAAGAAAGGAACACTCATGGTCACCAGCATTGTGAGCGTCACTGACGGACCACGGACAACGGTCTCCGATCTCGTCGGGAGTCCGCTTGCGATCCCGACCCGCATCATCGACATCCTGAAGGCGGGTCTCATCTCCGAGACCCTGCTGCGCAACGCAGGGTCGAACTCGAACGGTCTCGTGCAGTTCTCCGAGTCGACGCCGCTGTTCCTCGGAAGCGACGTCGAGAACGTCGCCGAGTTCGCCGAGATCCCCGTCGGCGCCGGGCAGATCGGAACCCCGCGAGTCGCATACGCACTGAGGCAGGGTCTCGGTGTGCGCGTCTCCAAGGAGATGATCGACGAGAACCGACTCGACGACGTGAACCGCCAGATCAAGCAGCTGGCCAACACGTTCATCCGCGCCGACGACCGCGCAGCCCGGACGATCCTCGACTCGGCCCCCACCCTTGCCGCGTCCGCGGTATGGAGCGGCGGCACCGGCAAGCCGCGTAAGGACATCGCCAACGCGATCGAGAAGGTCGCCTCGGCGCAGCCGGACGGTACCGGATACACCGCCGACGAGTACCTCGGATTCGAGGCGAACACCATCGTCGTGCACCCCGCGCTCGCCGCGGTCCTCATCGACAACGAGGACATCCTGAAGGTCTACAAGGATGTGCTGACCCCGGAGTCGATCGCGTACACCGGGAAGCTGCCGAAGCAGATCCTCGGCCTGGACGTCCTGACGTCGCGGTCGTTCCCTCTGACGAAGGCGTTGGTGCTCGAGCGCGGCACCGTCGGCTTCTACTCCGATACCCGGCCGCTGCAGTCGACGGCCCTGTACCCCGAGGGTAACGGACCCAACGGTGGACCGACCGAGTCGTACCGGTCGGACACCACGATCAAGCGTGCGGTCGGGCTCGATCAGCCCAAGGCTGCGGTGTGGATCACCGGGATCGGGGCGTGATCGTGACTGAGTACGTGCTGGTCGCGGACCAGTTCGATCAGATCGTGTCGGAGCCCGGTGAGCCGCTGGAGTACAAGCGTCGACTGAAGGGCGACGTGGTTGTTCTCGACGAGGCGGAGGCCCTGCGCTTGATCAGCGCAGGGGCGGTCGCCCCAGTGGGGCTCGCCGCCGAGGCTGACGACGAGGACGGCGAGGACCCGGCCAGCGGCGACCTGGGCGATGCGGGCACCGACCCGGCTGCCGACGACGGCGAAATCGGCGCGCCGGTTCGACCGAAGCGGGCTGCGCTGGCGAAGGACTGGGAGGACTACGTCGTCGCTCTCCACGAGTTCACCGGCGGCAAGGACGGGCTGACGCGGGCCGAGGCTGAGGCTGCGACGCGCGAAGCCCTGATCGCCCAGTTCGCCAAGTGATCGGGAGGGGGCGGCAGTGACTGTCTTCGCCGACTTCGCGGAACTGGAGGACTACCTCCGCCCCCAGCCCGTCGACAACGAGATCCGTGCCACGCTGCTTCTCGAGATGGCCGCGAATCTCATCCGCCGTCAGGTCTCGGACGTCGACACGAACACGACCTACGGCAGCACGGGGAAGTTCGTTCAGCTGGAGATGGTCGCTGACGCGCTGGCTCCGGGGGAGTTCCGGGGCCGGACGTCGTTCTCGGTGAGTCTCGATGACGCGGTGGAGTCCGCGACGCTGGCGAATCCGACGGCGACGCTGGTACTCACGGGTGCGCAGCTGAAGCTGTTCGGGCTGTCGGAAACGCCACGTCCCTCATGGAACTTCGGGGACGAACCATGTCGATGATCGATCGGTTCTTCGTCTGGCCGATCATCGTCGAGCGTCACCTCGGCGGCAACGCGCGCGGCAAGTCGTTTGCGGTGCCGGACACGTCGCTGAAGGCGAAGGTCACCATCGGGCGTGAGCTGATCACGGACGCTGACGGCCGCGAGGTCGTCACCACCGCCCGGATCTCGCTTCCGGTCGGCACACCCCGGATCCCCGCCGAATCGCTCGTGACCCTTCCCGATCGATTCGGCGGCTCCAAGGTCCGTGTCGTCGCCGAAGCAGTCCGCGACAGTGGGCGGCCGGCGCTGCCGAAGTTCTATCGGCTCGATCTCTCGTAGGAGGTTCGATGGCATCACAGCTGCGGTGGCAACCGAACGTGGTCGGCGCCGACGAGGAAGATCTGCGCTTGTGCGGTGAGGCACTGCTCGATGACGCGAAGGCCCTGGCCCCGGATCTGTCCGGCGACCTGAAGCGAAGCGGTTTCGTTCGGGTCGAGGGTGACTCGGTCATCGTTGGGTTCGACGCCGAGTACGCCTTGAAGCAGCACTACCGCACGGATTTCGAGCACCCGCGCGGCGGCGAGGCACTGTTCCTGAAGAAGGCGATCGACGAGTTCGGTCCGGTCGTGGAGCAGATCCTCGCCGAACAACTCCGCCGGAGGCTGGGCGGATGACCACGTTCTCGACGACCAGCAACGAGCTGCTCAAGGCCCTCGGTCTGCGGCTCGTCGAGCTGGACCTGGTCCAGTACAGCGAAGCCGACGACACGATCTACACCGAGGATCCAGAGCTTCCGGCGTACGTATGGCGGGAGTTGCCCGCCGACCCGGATACCGCGGTGTCGGCGACCGTCACCAACGATGCCCGGGACCGGGATCACTGGAACCCGGACTACTACGTTCGGCTCCGGTTCCGCACCGCCGAGAACGCCGCCGTCGACGCGGAAGATCTCGCCGACAAGTTCTTCAACCATCTGCACGTCCCGGATCACTTCTACCAACCACAGACATGGCCTGGCGGTGTCCGGGTCATTGATGTCCGCAGGGTCGTGCGGGCGCAGTCCGCACCGGACTCGAACAACCGCTTGATGCGGGCCGACTCCTATCGGATAACCCTCAACCCACCAGGAGAAATCTCATGACTGCACCACTCATGCCCCCGGACACCTCGGACCTCGACGCCACCCTCGCCAGAAACTGGGCGGTCCGCGTCAAGATCAACGGTGTCTGGACGTGGATCAAGGGCATCAACAGCTTCGACGCCCCGATCTCCGATTCCCTGCAGGAGGCCGGCGACTACCACTCCGGTGGCTGGGGTGCGCAGATCTCCACCGAGAAGGCGTGGGTCGCCACGATCGGCGTCGGCCGCAAGCTCGACCCGACGAAGGCCCCCGACCCTGGCGTGGAGTACCTGCGGGGTCTGGGCCTCAATGCCGGCGCCGACGGTATGGCCGAGATCCAGTGGTGGCGCACCGACGGCCTGCCCGACGCCTACCAGGGTCGCGGCACCGTCAACTTCACCTCCGCCGGTGGTGACAAGACCGGCCTGCAGGGCGGCACCATCACCATCACCGGATACGGCAAGCTCAACGACATCGAGAAGCCGACCGCGGTTGCGGTGAACGAGGTCCAGCGCCTCGACATCGTCAGCGCCCCGACCAGCTTCAAGCTGAAGGTCCTGGCCGCCGAGACGGCGGCGCTGACCGTGTCCTCGCTGGACGCGGCCACGCTGCAGACTGCGATCGTCGGCCTCGCCCCGATCGGGTCCGGCAACGCCACGGTGGTGGGCAGCAACGCCGCCGGGTACGTTGTCACCTTCGCCGGCGCGCTGGCCGGTGTGGATGTGCCCACGCTGCAGGTCACCACCCTCGTCGGTGGCTCCTCGCCGGAGGTCACGGTCACCGTGGTCACCCAGGGTCACCCCGCCGGATAGCCAGTGTCTTTCGACGCTGTCGACGAGTACCTCGACCCGGGCTTCCGCATCACCATTGGTGGGCGGGAGTTCCGGGTCGAGGCCCCCTCGGCCGACGCTGCTCTCCGGTTGCACCGCAAGCTGGTCACGAAGCCGAAGTGGTCGCTGGCTGTCGAGCTCGACGAGATCCGCAAACTCCTCGGTTCGGCGTGGGATGAACTGATTGCGGCCAACGTCGCCGAGTTGAAGATCCTTCACGTCGGCCGCGCTGTCATCGCGAAGCACGCGCTCGACGCCGACGCTGCGATCGAGTACTGGACGACCGGCGCGGTTGGTGCCAAACCTGTCGAGACCGAACCGCCTAAACCGAAAGATGATTCGGCGCCCGGACGGTACGGCCCTTTCGATCCCGGCGGCGGGCGGTATCGGGAAGAGTTCGGCGACCGCGAGTGGTACAACCCCCCGCACATGGCGCCCGCCTTCCGCCAGCAATCCCAGGCGACGAAGCAGAACATCACCTGGACGGATCTCCTCGAATCGTGGACCGACCTCGAACTCGACTTCCAGTCGGCAGGCATCGACCTCGGCTCCGACATCCTCACCCGACGCCCGTGGCGCTGGTTCGAAATCCGTGTCGCCAACTTCGTGCGCACACCGACTTCCCAGCTACGGCAGGCGATCGCTCAGCGAAAGGATCACGATGGCAACGATCCTCACTGATCTCGACGAGATCTACGACCCCGACTTGTACCTGCCGATCCGGGGCATGGTGTACCGGATTCCGGCGCCCACGGTCGACGAGGCTGACCGGTTGCGGGATCTCATCTGGGAGAAGAAGCTGCACCCGCAGGTGCTGCACCAGGAGATCGTGAAGATCCTCGGTCCTGCCCATCAGCAGATGGTCGAGGACGAGCTGCCGGTGTCGTACCGGAATCATGCGGGCCGCACGGCGATCATCCACTTCGGTGCATCCACTGACATGGGTAAGCACTTTTGGCTGTTCGATCACCTCACGGAGATCATCGACATCGACGTCCTGATCGAACGCCTGACGGCACAGGACGAGTCGGTGGCGGCTGACGTGGTGGCTGATGGCGACTAGAGTCGCTGAGCTGTACGCGGAGCTGACCCTCCGCGACGACAGCCTCAACGAGGGTCTCGAGGGCGCCCGTGACAACCTGAACCAGTTGGGTCAGGCGTCGGATCAGGCGGCCACGCAGGCGCAGCGCGGTGCAGCACGGCAGGCTCAGGCTTACCGGGAGATTCAGAAGGAAACCGAGAAGGCGTACAACGCTGCCCGCACCCAGGCGTCCCGCGCGGTGACCGCCACTGAGCGTGTCGAGGTCGTCGAGCGTCGTCTCGCGGACGCGGTGCGTGAGCACGGCCGCGAATCGGAGCAGGCTCAGCGTGTCGAACGCCAGCTCACCCAGGCGCGCGGTGACGCTGAGCGGATCGCGCGAAACGCCGAACGCGCGAACGACAACTACCGCATCTCATTGCAGCGGACCGAGCAGGCGCAGCGGGACGCGTCCCGTGCCGCTGAGCAGGCGGGGACCAGTCTGCGCGATTTGATGCAGACCAGTGAACGTGCTGGACGCAGCATGCGTGAGGCCATCCCCGAAGAGGGGCAGGTGAACCGCTTCTCGGCGGCTCTGAGTCGCGCCGCGTCGTCGACTACCCAGTTCAGTGCCTCAGGTACGCAGATGGGCGGGAACTTCCTGTCTGGGTTCGCTGACAGCGTCGGCGACCTTGCCGGTAAGACCGGGCCGATTGCGGGGTCGCTCCTCGGTGTGGCTGCCCTCGGCCTCACCGCTGGCGCCCTGCTGATGGGCGCGATCAAGGACGGGATGGCGCAGGAGAAGAACCTCGACCTGTTCCAGGCGCAGACCGGGATCACGGAAGCGCAGGCCCGCAAGTTCGGTCTCGCGGCCGGTGAAGCCTACGCAGACGTGTTCGGGTCCTCCGTCGAAGAGAACCTCTCGACACTGAAGCTCGCGTTGCAGTCGAACATCATCGACCCGGCGGCCAGCCAGCGTGACGCCGAAGCCGTCGTCGCGAACCTCGATACGATCACCGCCGCGCTCGATGGTGAAGTGTCCATGTCCGTCGCCGCGGTGTCAGCGCTGATGTCGAACGGCCTTGCCGCATCCGCGCAGGAAGCGTCCGACATGATCGCCAACGCAGTCGGCGGGTCGGCGAACAAGGAAGGCGACCTCCTCGAAGTCGTCAAGGAATACTCGTCGGGATGGAAGAACGCCGGCCTGTCCGCCGAGTACGCGCTCGCCCTGATCGAGCAGTCCACCGACAACGGCGCCGACAATGCTGATCGGGCCGGTGACTCCCTGCGCGAGTTCGGGCGTCGTGTCACAGAGGAAGGCGACACGATCGTCGCCGCCCTCAACGACATCGGCCTCAACGGCACGGACATGTACGCGGCCTTCAAGCGCGGTGGCTCGGACGCCGAGGACGCCTTCGACCAGGCCTTCGACAAGATCCGGTCAATCGAGGATCCAGTCAAACGCAACCAGGCCGCGATGGCATTACTGGGCGATACCGCGGGCGACTTCATCGGCTCCCTCGCGCAGTGGGACCCATCGAAAGCGCTGGCCGACTTCGGCGAATTCGAAGGTGCCGCAGGAAGACTCGCGAGCACAATCGGCGGCAACGCGGCCACCTCAGTCGAAGGTGCCTCGCGGGCTATCGGTCTCGCCGCTGACGGACTGAAGGGCGCTCTTGCGTCGGCCGCCGGACCCTACATCCAGGACTTCGCGGACACGATCTCGAACAACAGGGCCGGTGTCATCCAGTTCTTCATCGACGCTGGGAACGCCGGATTCGAGGCGGCGAAGGCCGTGCTCAGCTTCGTCGAGGGCGGACTGCGCGGCCTCGCAGACTTCTCGGGATCGGCCGCCGAGGCGGGTGCCTCGTTCCTGGAAATGGGTGCGAACATCATCGCCGTCGGCGACGCCATCCCGGGATTCGGCACGCTGATGGGTCTTGCCACCGGCGACGCTGCGGGCAAGCTGCGCGACCTCGCGGACGCTACACGGGCTGGCGGTGAAGGTGTGCACGACGTTCTGATCGGTGCCGCCGAAGGTATCAATGGCACCCTGCTCCCAGCTCTCGATCAAATGCAGACCAAGTTCAACGACGTTGCGGGCGGCATGAAGGACTCCGCCGCTTTCAACGACGCCACCGCCAAGATGTCGAAGTCGATCGGCGAGGTCGGTGTCCAAGCCGATGGGTCGAAGATGAAACTCGAGGGCTTCACCGGTGCCGCCGGCCAGATGGTTCCCCCTGGTCTCGCGGAGTCCATCACGAAGGTGAAGGACGGACTGCAGGAGCAGATCCGCACCGGCATCGAAGCAGGGAACACCATCGAGCAACTCACCGCCCAATACGGAGGAAACCGTGTCGCGCTGATCGAGCAGCTCATGGCGACCGGCATGTCAAACGACGCCGCCCTGAACTACATCAACACCCTCGGACTCACGCCTGAGCTGATCAACACGGTGATCAACCAGCCAGGGATGCCGGAGGCGCAATACGCCCTGGATCAGCTGAAGATCAAGATCATCGACACGCCGGACAGTAAGACGATCGTCACGGAAGCTCTCACGGAGGAGGCGATCTACAAGCTCCGCGAGGTCGGGTACACCGTCGAGACCATGAAGGACGGCACGGTCCGTATCACGGCGGACACCAAGCAGGGCGAGGCCGATGTTCAGGCGTTCATAGAGCGTGACCGCTGGGCGACCGTGAAGCTGAAGGCGGAGTTCTACGCCAACCAGTACTTCAACGCCGACGGGTCCCCGAAGAACGTGGCCGGTCCAACGAACTACGGTGCCGCCAACAACGGGCCTCAGTACGGCCCTGTGGTTCAGCGGGCCGACGGTGCTGTGATGGCCGGGAAGTTCGCCGCCGGCGGATTCAATGCGGCGCCAGGATTCGACAAGCTGCCGGACTGGGCGACGATCATGTCCCCGCGCAACAACCTGATCCAGTGGGCGGAACCGGAAACGCAGGGAGAAGCGTTCATCCCGCTGGCATTCAACAAGCGGGCCCGGTCGATGAACATCCTCGCCGAGGTGGCCCGCCGCTTCGGGGTGCGCCTGATCAACGACGAATACAACAAGGTGTTCAACGGCGACCCGAGCAGCCTCACCGCAGACACCGACCCCACGGGGTGGCGGGCACTGCTCGGCGGACAGTACTCGGAGCGGTCCCGCCGCCTCGGCGTCGAGGAGTCCAACCCCCTCGTCGCCGCGGTTCTCGGTATGCGGCAGATGATCGTGAACGGCAACTACGACGGCAACCTGCGCGCTCTGGGGATCGAGGAGGACAACCCCCTCGTCGATGGGATGCTGAGTGGCCGGAAGCTTTCATTCGCGGACGGCGGGATCGTCGACAGCCTCACCGGCATCCAACAGTCCAAGTTCCCAGCCCTGCAGGTGACCGACACCTACCGTCCCGGGGCGGCGGACTATCACGGCGCCGGCCAGGCGGTGGACTTCTCCAACGGCTCAGGCAACACCGATGATCAGCTGGCGTTCGCGAACTACATGGCCGACAACTACAAAGACCAGTTGGCCGAGCTGATCTACATCGACCCTCGGTTCGGGCGGTGCATCAAGGACGGCAAGTTCGTCCCCGATTCGTTCTACGCGGGGGCCGGGGATCACACCAACCACGTGCACGTCGCGGCGAAGGAGGCACTGAGCGAGTCGCCGACGCAGTCCTCGCAGGGCCCGGACAACCGCAGTGAGCGGGAGAAGATCGTCGACACGATCGTCGCCGAGGGCCGCCGGCGGGGCATCAGCGAGAAGGGCATCAAGGCTGCGATCGCCGCTGGCCTCGCGGAGACGGATCTGCAGAACCTCGACTACGGGATGGACGGGGACAACGCAGGCATCCTGCAGCAGCGGGACAACGGTGCGTGGGGGACGCTCGAGGACCGCAAGGACCCCGCGCGGGCCGCGGGCATGTTCTACGACAAGCTCGACGACTTCGACTACGAGAGCATGGATCCGGCGGATGCGGCGCAGATGGTGCAGCAGTCGGGTACCGCGGACGGGTCGAACTACCGGGCCGAGCTTGCCGAGGCCGACCAGTTGTACGCGGACTCGGTTGCCCGCGGCACGTCCACATCGCCGACAGCGGGCGCCTCACCTTCCTCGTCCTCGGGTTCGTCGATGTCGGGTGGCCTGCAGGACGTGCGGGTCACGAACTTCAGCGACCTCGTCGACGCCCTCAAGCAGGGCAGTGACGCCAGTAAGCCGCAGGATCCACAGCCGTGGCTGACCGGGAACCTGAAGATGTACGCCAACGGCGGCATCGAGGACCACTCACCGCAGATTGCTCGCCCGGGCGACTACCGGGTGTTCGGTGAGCCGGAGACCGAGGGTGAGGCGTACATCCCGTTCGCGATGGCGAAGCGTGCGCGTGCGTTGGCGATCTGGCGGGAGACCGGACGCCGACTCGGCGTTGCGGCGTACGCCGGTGGCGGCTTCGGCGGCTACTCCGGGCCGGACACCGAGGACGTGATGAAGCCGCGGAATCTGTACGACGCTGCGGCCCTGGCCACGGGCATCGGATTCACCGCGGTGTCCGGTGGCGCGAGCCTGCTCGAGATGGCGCAGTCAGGGAAGTGGGACCTGTCCAAGCTGGTGCCCTCGTTCGACACCAGCAACAACGACATCCCCGGTCTGGGTAAGGCGTTCGATCAGATGACGCAGCAACTGCAGGAGATCACCGACACGCTGCAGAAGGGCGGGATGATTCAGGTGGATATCGATGTCGACTCCAATGGCGTCCCGAGTGTGTCGTTCACGAAGGCGGGTCTCGCGTGAGGCCGGAGCAGTTCACGATCGTCGGTGTCGACGGGGCGGAGTGGCCGATCGGTGAGATCGACGAGCCTGGCACTCTGATTCGGATCGTGGGCCCGACCGGTCTTGGCGGCGCGGGGTTCACCCATGACGACGACCAGAACGCCGACCAGGCGGGTGTGACATGGCGTGACGCGATGTACGACCCGAACATCATCGGGATGACGATCCGGTCGCAGCTGATGCCGGGCGACCAGGCCGTCTCGGTGGAGAAGGCTCTGCGCCGGTCGCTCGGCTTCCAGGCTGGTCGGCGGCTGGGGGAGTTCCGCGTCGACTCCCTCCTCGATGGTGAGCTGCACCGACGATTCCAGGTGTGGCGGCTGGCGTCGACGCTGCCCAGCCCCACGTACAGCACCACGCAGCGGCTGGGGTACTTCGAGATCAAGGATGTCGCGCTGCGGTCGGACGAGTCGTGGTGGCGCACCGACCCGTACGTGCGGACCCTGTTCGCCGGGGACTTCGCTGGTGCCACCGTCGACAACGTCTCCGACGAGGATGTGTGGGCGCACTATTCGCTGACCGGTCCGATCACCTCGCCGACGTTGGGTCTGAACGGTGAGGCGGTGTTGTTGCCGACGATCGGTGCCGGCCAGACCTGGACGATCGAGACCGATCCGAACTGGTTCGAGATCCATGACCACACCGGCGCGGACCGGACGTGGCCCGGGCGGCGCTGGTACAAGAGGGCTCCGGCCGACACCACTGGCATCCCGCTGACGATCACCGGTACCGGCACCACTGGGGCGACGAAACTCGTCGTCACCCTGCCGCAGCTGTACGGGACGGCAGCGTGATCAACGCCCCCGGGTATGCACGCCCGACCGCCGCCCCGGTTGACGGCTTCGACATCGAACTCGGCAAGCGCAACGGCACGAAGATCGAGTGGACGCCACTGGGCTCGTACAAGGCCGCCGAGTTCGGGTGGCACTTCTTCGATCCGGCGAACTTCCAGATCGACCTCAAGCCCGATCACCGCCTGATCCCCGAGCTGACGGGCCTGCGCCGCAAGGCCATTCACGTCCGCACCTTCCGGAACGGGATCCCGTACACCGGACGCCTGATGCAGCGCCGCCTGACCGGGAAGCCCGGGAAGGAGTCGGTGTCCCTCACCGGGTTCGACTACAAGTTCCAGCTTCAGCGCGCCACGGCGTGGGTCAACCCGCTGTTCCCGCCGGAGATCCAGGTCGGCCTCACCGGCAAGCAGGACATTATGGCCGGTGATCCGGACTTCCTGTGCAAGTACTTCGGGTCGAAGAACTGGACCCGCCTGGACAAGCCGATCTATGCGTCGCTGCCACTGCACTCTGTCGGCGAGGACCTTCCCGACCTCGACGACATCGCCACCCTCGACGACCTCCTCGAGCTGGTGAACACCGCTGTCGGGAACGTCGCTGTCGTCTCGGCCCGCTTCACGCAGCTAGACGAGCTGTTCAAGCTGACCCGGAACCGGTTCGAGTTCGGTTACAAGATGGACCTGTGGGACGGCACCGGGACGCCGCCCAACGTGTTCTGCACCGCGAACCTCGCGCAGCTGCAATCGGTGATCGACTCGACCAGCGATAACTTCCTGAACTTCCTCAACCCGGACAACTTCCTCGGACTCCTCGACCCGGACTCCTGGGGAAAGATGGACCGCGCCGGGTATGTGTTCGACACCCGCAAGAAGCGGGACATGCGGAAGCTGGAGTGGCGCACCGACGGCGGGCAGATCCTCAACGTCGACATGAGCGAGGACCACGCCGACGCCACCCGCGCGATCGTCGGCGGCAAGGCCCCAGAGATCCTCAACCAGGTCATCGAATGGGGTGCGAACTTCGCGATCCAGCTGCTGCTCAACGCCCTCGCCCCCGGCCTCGGTCTCGGACTGGTCGTCGGCGACCTGTTCGACAACATCTTCTTCGCGTACCAGCAGTTCTACGACGAGGACCTGGAAGACGACATTGGCAAGGACGACGCGTTCGGCGAGGTGTTCGCCGACAACACGGCCGCCTGGTCGGCCGAGTCCTACGCCGTCGGGCAGGGCTCGCTGAACGATCACTCCGGCGGCGAGACCATCGCGCTGACCGTCGCCTCCGGCGGGCCGGATGGGCGCGGCAACAGCTTCGGCGTCGACGACAACACCGGCCGCCGATATGACGTCGGCGACATCCACACCTTCTACGACCGCGGCACCACCGTCGAGCAGTACGTCTCCTCTGTCACCGTCAAGGACTCCCGCGACGGCCGGATGGTCGAAACACCGGTGCTCGGCGAGGACAAACGAGTTCGCGGCGCGTGGAGCAACTTCATCGCCAACATGCAGGGCTTTGCGCAAACCACGCGCGGCATCGCCAACAGCACGTAGGAGAGCGACATGAGCAACGACCCCGACATCGGCATCGATGGTCCGGTCGTCCAGATCTTCCCAGAGGACCGCGAGGCTCGGTTCTACCACCGTTGCACCGACTGGAGTTTTGAGAACTTCGGCGTATCGGAGGTTCGCCTCCCGCTCGGCGACAGTGGCTGGCGGATCGTCAACGAGAACACCATCAGCCCATCAATCCTGTGCCACAACTGTGGCGCTCACGGCTTCTGGACTGACGGCGAATGGAGGAACTGCTAATGGCACCACGCTGCATGCCCGTAGCCCGCGACTTCTACATCACCAGCGGATTTGGCTACCGCACCTTCGACAACTCGATGCACTGGGGCACCGACTACGGCCGCAACGGTGGGTCCGGCGGGCAGCCGATCTACGCCGCGCAGGGCGGCACCGTCACCGCGGCGGGCCCGGCGACCGGCTTCGGTCAGTGGATCAACGTCGACCACCCGACCGAGGATGGCAGCGGGCTCACCGTCTACGGCCACGTGATCCCGGAGGTGCGGGTCGGTCAGCGCGTGGCCGCCGGCCAGCGCATCGGTCGAATCAATCCGGACAGCAACACCAACGGCGGCGTAGCACCGCACCTGCACTTCGAGGTGCACCGCGCTGTGTGGTCGCCGCCCGGGCCGAACCGACTCGACCCGGCGCCCTGGCTGTCGGGCGCCACCTACCCCGGCACAGCACCCGCACCCCAGCCCACACCAGGAGGTAAACCCGTGGGACAGCTACAGGCTGACGTCACGATGCTCTCGCCCAACGACGACGGGCAACGCAACCCGGCGAACTGCTCTCTCGCCATCGTCCACACCGATGAAGGCGACCCGAACGGCAAGGTCGAGGACCTCCTCGGCTGGCTCGCCCAGGAGCGCGCCCAGGCTTCGTACACGCTTCTCGTGGGCCGCGACGGCCGGATCGGTCGATCCAACGACGACAACTACATCCCGTGGGCCGCAGGTTCACCCGCCAACGAGCGCGGCCTGCATCTGTGCTTCAAGGGTCGCGCTTCGCAGTCCCGCGAGGAATGGCTCGCGCAGGGCCGCCAGCTCGACGCCGGCGCCCGCGTTCTCCGCGACTGGCATGACCGCTACGGCATCCCGCTCGTGAAGCTCAACGGTGCGCAGATGCGAGCCGGGCAGAAGGGCGTCGGCGGACACGCCGACACCGTCGACGCATGGCATTCCACCGACCACACCGACCCCGGCCCCGGATTCCCCTGGGACGTCTTGCTCGCCAAGGCGGCCGGAACCACAACTCCCGAGGAGGGATTTCTCATGGCACTGTCCGATGCCGAACAGCGGCGCATCTACACCGAACTCACGCAGGGTCTGCCGTCGCGCTCGAAGTACCGCGCCAGCGACAAGCCCGTCGACACCCTCGCCGGGATGGTCCTCAACATCGACGCCCGGATTCACGAGGAGTCGACCGAGCGTGACGCGCTCAACGGCGTGAAGGCGGCGATCGACCTTGTCCGCCGCGAGGCAGCCAAGGGCGACGCCGGCGCACAGGCAGTACTCGCGAAGATCGACGGAGGTAAGTGATCATGGCCGAATTCCCCAAGTCCATCCCCGTCACAGTCGAAGCAACCGTGGAGCTGCGCAGCCTCGACTCCCGCGCATTCTGGCTGGACGCCCTCGACCGCGCTGGCCGATCCTTCCTGCAGAACGTCCTGGTGTTCTTCGGCGCCGGCGTCACCATCACCTCGGTGTCCTGGACCACGCTCCTCGGTGCCGCAGCACTGGCCGCCCTGGTGTCGCTGATCCTCGCAGTCTCGACCGCGACCGCCGTCACGTCGGGGAACTTCCTCGTCGACCTCGCCGACCGGGCGGTGCGCACCGGCGCCGGATCCCTGGCTGCCGCGATCCCGGTCACGGGCAGCATCACCGCCATCGATTGGCCCACCTCCCTGACGATCGCTGGCACCACCGTCCTGCTGTCCGTCGTGACGTCGCTGCTCACCGAGAACTGGGGGCCCGCGAAGGGCCTGCCGACGCTGGCGCCGGTTGACGGCGAGGTCATCGAAGTCACCGACACGGAGCTCTGAGCGTGGAGTGGCTGCGGGAGTGGTTCGACACGGTAGGTCTCGGCGCGATCATCCTGCTCCTACTGGGGTGGATTCTGAGTAGGCGCAAGAGTCGCGCCGAGGTCGGGAAGCTGGACGCCGAGGCGGCGCAGATCATCGCGGCCGCCGCCTCGGCCCTGGTCGCCCCGCTCAGCGAGAGCCTCGGCCGCCTCGAGCAACGCATCGAAGTCCTCGAATCCGAGAACGCCCACAAGACAAAGCTTCTCGACTCGGCCATCCGGTTCATTCGGGAGCTGCTCGGGTGGATCGAACACCACGATCCAGGGCAACCACCGCCGGTAATTCCGCCGGATCTCGAAAGCGAAATTCAAACGTGAGGAGGTGAGTCGTGGAGCACCTCCCCAGGCGAGTTCCTGCCGGTGACGTCGATCTACTCGACTACCTGGTGCCGATTCTGCAGGAGTTCGTCGGCGACGTCCCGATCCTCGGCGACCTGCTCGAGATCCTGTCAGGTGTCGAGGACGGCACGATCGACGATGTCGGGTCGTGGGTGAACAACCTGCTCGGCAACCTCACCGGGTTGGGGAAGAACACCAACCGGATCCTGATGGAGCTGCAGGCCAAGCTCGCCGAGGGCGCGAAGTTCACCGACACCTTCGACCGCGCCACCAACTACACCTCGCTCGGGAACGGGTGGGTGCAGGGCGGGGCGGGTGAGGGCCTCGGCATCATTGACAACGCCGCGAGGATCGACAACCGCGACAACCTGTTGGCTACCGAAGGTCGGCGATACGCCATCTGCCCGCAGTTAGCCAGCGCCGACGACATGACCGTGGCGGCCGGTGTGAACAACGCCGGCGTCGCGGTCGGCGCCATGACATCGTTGTTCCTCCGCGCGAATGCAGCTCTCACCGAGTTTGTGTTCGCCAACGTCTACGGCAAATCCGTGTACCTCGGCCGCGGCACCCGGTCCGGAACCACATGGTCGTTCACCGACTGGGAGTCCGATACCAACGTCAACATCCCCGAGGGCGCCCTCGTCGAGCTGCAGGCCGAGGGCACCGACTACCAGCTGACCGTGAACGGGCAAACCCTGCTCGCGCACACCGACACCTCCGGTTACCCGATCGACGCCTCACATCGCACTGTCGGTTTTGCGTCGGAGACCCGCACGGTCGGGCTGTTCAAACAGTTCTCGTGGGGGCTGGTGGCGTTCACCCTCCGCTCGGCTGTGACCCTCGCCGCCGTGGATACCGCGACAGCGAAGGCCGACACCGCTGTGGTTGCGGCGGACGACGCCACCCAGACCGCGGTGGGGGTTGCCAACACGCTGGCCGAGTACACCTCCAGCGACGAGGGTGCGGGCAACGACGGGCAGTCATTCTTCGCGACGTTCCCCGGTCCGAGTATCTCGTCCTCCTGGTCGCTGACCACGGCGGGTGCGTTGGCCATCTCGAATCAGATCCTCAACGTCGCAGCGTCCGCGGCGGAGGTCACGTTCCATGCGATGCGGTACAACGTCGCCGGGACGGACACCGACGACATGGCGGTGAAGTGCGTCGTAGCCGACGCTGGCACCAACAACTCCCTCGGCTGCCCGACCGTGCTGTACGCACGACTGGCCTCCGGCGGAAACTCCTTCGTCTACTGCAAGATCTATAAAGACCTGATCACCATCGGGCGGGGCGGGTCAGCCTACGGCTCCTACGTGGCCCCGTGGGCTTCCACCTCGGCGGTCACCCTCAAGGCGGGATACACCGTCGAGTTCCGGATGATCGGCAACACCTACTCGGTGCGGGTCAATGGCGTCCAGTTCATTGCGTACACGGACAGCGGGAACACGGCCACGGTCGGAGCATCGAACCGCTTCGGGGGGCTGGGATTCTCGAAGGACGATATCCCGTTCGGCTACGTCCGAGGACCCGGTGTCACCGCGTGGGCCATGAACGACCTACAGCCGCAGACCTACAACGGCACAGGCTGGGGTCTGTTCCGGGCGAACACGGCCGGCGTCAACCACACCGCCACTGTGGGTGACGACTACATGTTCACTTCGCTTTTCGACAACACGCGGTGGTCTCAGGGCTGCACAGTGTCGAATCAGGCGAACGGTGAGATCACCATCACCAAGTCGGGAACCTACGCAATCACGGTCGGATTCATCTGTCCGTCCGTGGTCACCGACTCCTACTTCGACGCAAGCCCGATCCTTTGGCGTTCGGTAGGCGGCGGCTCCTACAGCGTCCTCCGACGAGGAGACGTGTCGGAGGACGTACGACAGCACTCGAGCACGTTCGTCGTGTACCTGGACGCAGGCGACATCGTCCGGGGTGGATTCAATGTGGCGACAACCACAATGGACACCATCTACGGCGACACCTTCGGAACTCAGACCTACTTCGATGGCGCGCTCCTGGCCAACCCCATCGGCCGCAAAGGCGACAAGGGAGACAAGGGAGACAAGGGCGACCAGGGCGACGTGGGCCCGACCGGCTCAGGTATCCACATCGATGCGACGGTGGCAACGTACGGATCGCTCCCAACCCTGACGACAGGTGATGCGGGCAAGCAGTACTTCGTCACTGCCGACGAGAAGCTGTACGTCTGGCTCGGCAGCGCCTGGCACGCCACCTCAGGGAACGGCATCCCGATCAAGGGCCCACAGGGCAACCCCGGAACCAACGGCACGAGCGTGACCATTCAACGCGTCACATCCCTACCCGGGTCCGGAACCACTGGCGTCATCTACTGGATACCGGTGTAGCCCATGAGCGGTCACGTGTGGAACGGCTCAGCCTGGGAACAGGCCAAGACCATGCACGTCTACAACGGCACGGCATGGGAGCAGATCGCGGAGGCGTGGTGCTGGACCGGGACGGCGTGGATCCAGCTGTACATCACGCCGACCTCGATCGTCGACGACTTCAACCGCGCGAACTCGACCACCATCGGTGGTGTCGGCTGGACCGAATATGGCACTGCCGCATCGATTGTCAGCAACTCCCTGGCATGGTCTGGGGGTTCCGACGGCAGCGGTGGTGTGGTCACGAACGGCTCGATCAACACCGATGACGGGTATGTCGAGGTGGTACTCGGTGGGGCGAACGCCCCCAACGGCACCGCGGACGCGTCGATCGTCGGCAGAGCGAACCTGGCGGGATCGGCGGGGATCGCGGCGAACATCTTCTCCGACAAGTGCTACCTCTCCGCCCTGTCCGGTTCGCTGACCTCGCCCTCATTCACGGACTTCGCGTCCAACACCTCGGTGTCCTTCTCGACCGGCGACACCGTGCGACTCGAATTCGAGCAGAACAGCTTCACCCTGAGGAAGAACGGCACCTCGGTGCTCACAGCTTCCGGGACGGTGAACACCGGACCCAGCTACCGACACGGCGGGCTACGCGTGGAGCACGCGTTCTTCAACCAGTTCAGCTCGTCATTCAACAGCTTCAAACTCGCCGACACCGGCGCGTGATCACACCGCGCGCGCAGACTGCAACGACAAGGAGGCCCAGACTGTGGCCATCATCAAGGACACCCTCGTCGACTTGGCGGGCGGCCCCGACTGGTCGGATGACGCATACGCCGAAGTCTGGTCACCGGACGAACTCCGCGACGTCGCCGGCGACACGGCGACGAACAAGCGACTGAAGGTACCAATCACGGAGACCGGTATCGAGACGGAGCAGCTGAAGGCAGGGTCGGCGATGGTCCGGCTGTACCTCGGCCCGTTGCGGCCATCCCTGGGCCCGTTCCCGATCGTGGTTCCCGACGACACCGCGGAGCACCGCCTCGTCGAACTCGTGAACGAATTCCAGCCGACGGATCCGCTGCCGTCTACGCTGCCCATCGACCGGGTGACAGGGCTCAGTACGGTCCTCGACGGGCGCCTGTCGGAAGAGGGGCTATCTGCCACTTATGCCCCGACTTCCATCATCCCTCGCACCGCCGGCAAGAAGGCTGTCGGACAGGGCGAATTGTTCTTCAACGTCCAGGACTACGGCGCAACTGGCGACGGAACCACCGACGACACAGCCGCATTCCAGGCAGCGATCAACGCGGCGTCCGCAGCCGTGTCCTCTGGAGAGTTTGCCGGGGCAGGCCGCGGCGCGGTCTACATTCCTCGGGGAAGCTACTGCATCGGAAACCTGCAACTGAAGGCGAACGTCACGATCCGCGGTAGTCACTTCCGTGCCGTCACGATCATCCCTACCGCAACTAGCGGGTTCACGTTCGGCACCTCCGGTCTGACGACCACGAACCGGATGACCTCGGTATGCCTCGAAGGGTTCACCATCGGCCCAACCTCGACGGTCGCGGGCCTTTCAGGAACTCGTCCGGCGGCAGGCGGGATCGACCTCAGCTTCACGCTGTGGTGCTCGATCAAGAGTGTCTACATCCACAACATCGCAGGCATCGGCATTAAGTTGACCGAGACCTACGACCTCAACACGTTCGACGTTCACCTGCTGTACGTGGGCGTCGACAGCAACTCTCCCGCCGTTCTGATGGCAGGAGACGCGGCTGATACGTGTAACGCAAACCACCACTTCGGGATGCGTATCGAACGGTGCCCCGTCATGCTTCGAGTGACAGGCGTGGATCGTGCCCCGGTCAACAACCAGTTCGTCGGGTGCAAGTTCGAGTGGAACGTTGCGGGTCAGCCGACCACGACAAGCGCAGGCATCTGGATCGAACACGGATTGCAGAACACGTTCACGTCCTGCATGTTCGTCTCGGACAGTGTCACCTATCCGCTGATCAGGATCGGCGCTGACACGGGATCGATGAGCGCCCAGGGCACCCGGTTCATTGGATGCGACTGGAATGCCAACGCAGCGACGGACGGCTGGGCGATGGAGACCACAGCCAAGGCCCTGGATGTGTCATTCGTTGGATGCCACCTCAGGAACTTCGCGAAGGGCTTCGTGTTCAACGACTCCACCCGCGCATCGTTCACCAACCTGACCACGTTCAATGCCCTCGCGCCCGTCATTGTCTCCAACGGAGCGAAGCTGTCGGCCTGTGAGTTCCTGGAAACCAGGTCAACGACGTCGGGCTCCCACTACATCGTGCAGTTGAACGCCAATGCGATGGTTGCCGCCTGCTTCTTCCAGGGGGTGACCTCGGGAAACAAGCCGAACGGGATCTCGCAGGGAAGCAACTGCACCGTCACGGGGACGCGACTGAATCAGATCGTTGTCGGCACGTCGTTCTTCGGCACCGGCAGTAAGTGGCGGGCGAACAGGATGGACTCGGTCACCACCTCATTTGCAGGTTCGGCCAACTACGCGCTGAACAACTCCATCGAGGGTCAGGCCCCCGTATCGCTCACGCACTCCCGAGCATTGGAGGACACCGTCACCACTGCACTGCGGACAGCTCTGGTGAGCGCAGGGTTGGCGTATGACAACACTGTTGCCTAGCTGCTCTTGCAGGTGGTCGGCTGGGGGACTGGGACGTTGGTGGGAACGCCGGCCTTGATCAGTTCTTCGGCCACCACCTTTGACCAAACCAGGTAGCCCTCGGGGTTCGGGTGGATCTTTGTCGGCTCATCGAGCAGCGTGTTGATGTCGTCGGTGCAGTCAAAGAATGCCTGCCGAACGGGCATCGTGGGGAACCCACGGTAGGTGGCCCAGTCGTTGATCTGGCGGGTGTTCTGTTCTTGGACGTACTGGAGGTTGGACCCGATCCAGTCGGGGTTCTGCTGGATGCTGGAGATCGCCGCGTCGGGGTAGGTCTCGGCCAGGTGGTTCATCAGGTCGCCAACGTGGGCGGGTGCTTGGTAGATCGGCTCGGTGTGACTGAAGTTGACGAAGACTAGATCAACCTCATTGGGTGTGAGCGGGACCATCTGGTCTATGTGCTCGGTGGCGTAGGCGACGTTCTTTCCTGGGGCGGATGCGTTGTAAACGGTGATGGGTGCACGTGTGCCGGATCGGAGATTCCAGATCGGGTCGTATCGGTGTTCGTCTTTGTTCCAGGGCAGCAGGGATGTCTTCCGGTCGAAGGTCTGTCCTAGCCAGGTCGGGACGAGAACCTGCCAGCCCTTGCTTGACACGCCTGTTGAGTCGCCGAACACAACCACGTTGAATGGGCGGTTGGGGTCTTTGAGTTTCGGCAGGATGGTTGCCAGGGGTTTCGGCTCTGTCAGTTCGGTGGTCGGTCCGAGGTACTCCGGCGAGGGTATCCGTGTGTCGGCAGTCGGCTGCACCGAGTCCATGCGGTAGTAGTCGTATCCCACGCCAGCGATGGTGACTGCCGCTGTGGCTGCTACGGCAATCGCGACCCACCGATTCGTCAGTCGTTCGCGGCGCTCCCGCTTCGATTCGCGCTTCGGCGGAGTCTCGGTCGTAGTCATGGTCTGCATTCTCCTGTATGCCGCCGAATCCTGCTCATGTAGACCGACTGAATGACCCGCCCAGAATTGCTCATACCTGGCGGGTCTGTAAGTACACCCGTAAGTACACCGAGTTGCTTGGTGTACTTACGGTGAGGTAGGATAGGGGCATGTCAGAAGCGCACTTTCAGGATGATTCAGTAGTCCTTCACCACGGAGACGCGCTCGACATTGCCAAGGAATTGCCGTCCGGCTCGGCTGACTCCATAGTCACCTCACCTCCATACTTCGGACTGCGTGACTATGGAGTCGAAGGTCAGTACGGACTTGAGTCCACCCCGGCCGAGTACGTCGAGACGATGCGCGCTCTGTTCTCAGAGCTTCGGCGAGTGCTGGCTGACGACGGGACTCTATGGTTGAACATCGGCGACAGCTACGCGGCGAAGCCCGCCAGTGGACGCGGGAAGGCCTCCGCATTCCGTTCACGCAGCGTCGCCGACCACCAACGCGGGGGCGGACATGTCGCCGGGCTTCCCGATAAGAACCTTCTTGGCATCCCCTGGCGAGTGGCATTCGCCCTACAGGATGACGGCTGGATTCTGCGAAACGACGTCGTCTGGTCAAAGCCGAACGCGATGCCCGAGAGCGTCACTGATCGGCTTTCGTGCCGTCACGAGCACGTGTTTCTGCTGACCAAGTCTCAGCGCTACTGGTTCGATCTTGACCCGATCCGAGACCCGCTGCTGCATCCCGACGCAGCGAACGGCACGAAGATCTTCGGCGGCAAGAACGCCGGCGCAGGGAAGGTCGGATCTGCGTACCGAACGGGCGGCGGAATGCCCAACACCTACGGAAAGAGGAGTGCACCATGTGGCGCTGGCACAAAGGATGGTTCGCAGCCCGAAGCGGCGTCAGGATCTGGCACGACTGGGACTGCGTCGGCATGTGCGACGGATGCGGGTACATCAGTCGAAACCTCTGGTGGGCAGGCCCTCCGTGGTCGAAACCCTGGCGACGTGTGGGCTATCTCCTCGCAGCCATTCCCCGGCGCCCACTTCGCAACGATGCCGTTAGCGTTAGCTGAACGCTGCATCCAAGCGGGATGCAAGCCGGGTGGAACCGTCCTCGACCCCTTCTCTGGAAGTGGCACGACGGGACTAGCGGCCACCCGGCACGGCCGCAGGTACGTGGGCATCGACCTCAGTCGGGACTACCTCGATATGTCCTTGCGGACGAGGCTCCAGCAGGGCGGCTTGGACTTCGAGGTACAGGCGTGAGTGTAAGTACACCGGCTACGCTCCTTTGCGTGCCGAACAAGCCGAAGACGCGGAACCGTAACTTCCGAATTCCTGATGACGAGTACGAGGCTGCCCGCGCTGCGGCGGAGTTCAACGGCGAATCGCTGACCGACGTTGTCCGCCGATCCCTCGCCGCCTACGTCAAGCGGACCGAGAAGAAACGGGACTCTCCGCCGAGCGCCTGACCTGGTCCAAAATTGCTCATTATGCCCCGGCTCGACCGCACGAAAATGCCCCCATCCTCACGAAGAGGGTGGGGGCATTTTCTCGTTGCAAGCTATGTGTCTGCATCGACGTCCCGGAGGAACTCGAGCCAGTGCACCCCGAAAGCTGCCGAGACAGCTCGAGCGTGCCGAAGAGTCATAGCGACCTCGCCCTTCTCTAGCCGCTGCACGGTGCGCCGCCCCAGGCCGGTCCGGTGTGCGAGTTCGTCCTGAGACCAGTTCAGACGCGCGCGGCGGGTTCGTAGCTGGTAGGCAACCGCAGCCTTCAGCGCGGCGTCTTCGTCACTCACGGTCTACTCCTGCCGGGTTCCCGACTACCGGCCGGGGATCTTCCCCTCGTGCTGGTTGCAGAAGGCTCCGACCGCGATCCCGGCCAGCTGTCCAGCTTGCTCTGGCGTCCAGTCGGGATTGGTCTCGAGGAGGCCGACTCCGGTGGCGGTGAATGACTTGCCTTCGTCCAGCGAGGAGCAGACGTAGATGGCCTGGAGGTAGAGGTAGTCGTTGCCGTAGTCATTCGGGAAGTCGATGCGCTTGAGCGCGCCGATGAAGAGAGGCGCGTTCGCGCTGTCCATCGAGTCGGTGATGTTCGGGGTGGTCGTGCGAGTCACCGGCGGGACATAGGCGGCTGGTGGTCGGATGCGGGTGGTCGTCGTGCTCGCGGCGGTAGCGGTTGTGGTCGACGTTGTCTCACGTGAGGCTGTCGATGTTTCCTGGCTGCCGCGATCCCCGAACATCGAGTAGCCGAGGAACAGGACGGAGGCCAGTGCAATGACCCCGATGGCGATCCGGTTTCCGAGCTTCCGGGCTTCGGGGCTGACGGGCGCGGGCGGGGGAGGTCCGACATCCGCGTGCTTCGTTTGTTGCGGTCGCGGCTGAGTAGCCGAGGTCCACTGAGTCCCGTCCCACCAGCGGAGCTGAGGTTTGCCCTCGGGGTCGGGGTGCCAGCCCGGGGGAGGCGTCGGTGTGGTCATGCCGGTATCAAACCAGACAGTCCGGACTTACGGACGAAATGGAACGTGGGGCGAACTCTCCACTTACTCTCCACTTTGGTTGACACAAATAGGCACAAGTGGGAACAACCGTTCGAGCGAAACCTTGGCCTCAGATCGGAATCTGCTGGTGGTCGACCTCTTTGACTTATTCCCACTTGTGCCGTATGTGCCCCCGGCAGGATTCGAACC